TGCCAATCGTCTCGGTGCTGCGTGAGGCTGGTGCCTCACTACGCACCATCGCCGCCAAGCTCAATGAAGCTGGCATCCCCACAGCACTCGGTGGTAACTGGCACGCATCCAGCGTGCGTAATCTTATGGGAGCAAACTAATGGTTAAAGACATCATCGGCGGTGTGTTCATCACCGCATTTGCAATCGTGTTCTGCACCAACGCGGTGACAGATCAATACAATATGTGGGCGCTGATGGCGCGTTATCTAGGAGCAAACTAATGGTTGGAAAACTAACACCCGATAATCAATTGAGCGCGAGCCGTATGCCGGTCTTGCTTAATGCGTCACCATACCAGACCCGCAATGAATTGCTGGCTGAGATGATCAAGCTGGACGAGGGCGGCATCAAAGAACACTTTGCCCAGAATGAGGCGATGCACTGGGGCGACACGCTTGAGCCTGTCATCCTTCAGCAAGCCGCCAACCGGCTAGCCCTGACCAATGTTGAGCTGGATATCACAACGCCGTACCAGCACGACCACTTGCCGCTAGCTGCCAGCCTCGATGGCTGTGGTGTTGGCAAGGGGTCAATCATCGCCAACTTTGACAAGGGGCTGTATGTGCCACAAGGCGGCGCTGTTGACATTGAGGGTGCCGGTGTCCTTGAGGCCAAGCTAACGTCAGCCCGGCCAGAGGAAATACCAGCACCGCAACGCGGGCCGTTGCAATTGCAAGCCCAGATGATGTGTACCGCGTACAAGTGGGGCTGTGTCGCTGTCTTATACCAAGGCACAGAGCTGCGGCTGTTCGTTTACCGCGCTGATGAGGTCGTGCAAAACCGCATCCGCGAGGCAATACTTGAGTTCGAGCAGCGCCGCCGTGACATCGATTGGTATCCTGTCACGTCACCAGAGGACGGCGCAGTTGCCTATAGCCGCACAGATGCTGACGCGCCGCCCATCGAGCTTGAAGGCGATGACGCAATGTGGGTCGATCACCTGATGACAGCAAAAAAAAATAAGGCGATGGCTGAACGTGAAATCGAAATAGCCACTTCAGCTATTATGGACAAAATGGGCAGTCACGATACAGCACTGGCAACGGTTGGCAATCGCCGGGTGCAAGTCAAGTGGCCTACTCGCAAGATGCGGGCGCAGCCTGAGCGCATCACACCGGCAAAACCTGAGACTGTCATGCGCCAGAAAACCCTAACGCTAAAGGAGATCGACTGATGGCTAAACAAAACGGGCCATACCGCAAAGAAAGCTCGTGGAGGCCGATTGTGAACGCGATAGCTACCTACCAGCAGGAAAATGGTTACCCGCCGTCTATGAGCGATATAGCGGCAATTGTGGGCAAATCACACACGACCATACGATTTCATATTGATAAGCTGATTGCTGATGGTATTGTAACCAGAGAACCCGGAAGAGTTAGAACGCTTCGGGTTATTGAGAAAGGGAGAACCAATGAAGAAACCACACTTTGAAAAAGAACAGCTCGTCAATGTCAAAGACGATGACGGCAAATACATCACGGCTCAGGTGTCGTCAATTGAGGGCATCAACGATGACAGATACAGCGTTATCTTTATTGATATGCAGACAGGAGATAGGTTCAGGCGAACCTATCTATACTGACCAACAGCCCCCGCTTCGGCGGGGGTTTTTATTTTGTTAGGCCGGATTTCTTTTCGTAGGTTCTGAGGCCGCCAATGCCGAGCATCCCACCCAGCACAGTGAGCAGCGTACCCATATCGAACTCAGGCAGTTCTGGCAATTTATAACCGGCAAAGGATGCGCCAAAGATGATCAGGTCTTTCAAAATAAAATGGTATGCAAACGCAATCGCACACACCCACCCAACTGCCGGTCGCCAACCGCCCTTGAACACGCTGCCGCTGGCCGCTTCTGCCTTGTTGATTTCCAACTGAGCGAGCAAAGCCTGCTGGGCGTGTTGGTCTGCCATCGTGGCTAGTTCATGCGCCAGTTTATTCTTTTGATCCTTGTCCTCAATGAACTTATCCAGCAGGCCAGTCACCGGCCCTATCAATGCTTGTATCATTTACTTACCCTCGTGGCTCATCCAGACGGCAAAGGCACCAGTGGCCGCGCCGACTATCGTTGAAACAAAAGCGGTTTGCTGCGTAGTGGCAGCAGTACCCAAACCCATAAACCAGTCGCATACATTCCAAGCCATTATCGTAAACACCAGCATCATCAATCGCGGGATGACCTTGTATTCGACTAGCGTCTTACTCATCTGCCTTTTTTCCCCAGTTGATTATCTCATCAATGGTTCTGCCACAACCGATACACCTGACGCGATCCTTGTCCAGAACGCATATGCCAACGCAGGGACTTTTAGCCATCAGCCAGCGCCCTCATCCTTTTAACCAGTCTCTCCGAGCGGTTCGGGAGTTGCCTTGCCCACTTGCTGTCGAGCATCTCAAGCGCAGCCCCAGCCCATTGACGCTCATCAACGCACCGCTTCATGCCCTTAAATTTTTTCATAGTCGGCAAACCCATATTAAACATCATGTTGGCAATGATGCGTTGCGCTTCTTCGGGCAGGTCGCTGAAATCCTCATAGAGCCGGTGGCAGTCTTCGCGCACGATAGCTATGTCCAGATCAAATAGCTGCTTCATGCGGCGCTCAGTGATCGTGTAGCCCTCTGGCTTTCCATACTCAGCATCACCTTCGATGATCCGATGCCCAACGCCAACGGTCAAATATCCAGCCGTGCATTTGTAAATGTCGAGCCTCATACCCTCATCGGCGATTAGCTCCTCGCGCAGTTTATCAATATCCATTACCGCCTCATCTCCAGAATGACGTCAATCGCCTTAGCCCAGCTATCAGCTTCCGCTTCAGGTGTGAAGCGCGCCGGGGACAAGCGCATAGAAAATTGCCGTACTGACGTAACCGGCATGAACAGGCACCGCCGGGCATTGGGGGAAACAAGGCACAAAACATCGTAGTCATCCTTTGTGGGCAAGTGCTTGCTTTTACAGCCGTGACCCAATTGGAAATGGTGTGTGAGACTTTTATGTAAGCCCTTGCAAGACGCTGTGCTAGTCTTGACTTGTACTCTGATAAAAGTCTGATCCAAAAATGCCAGTACATCAATTCGATCCATTGGGCAGTGGGTTGCCTTCCAGCCATTCGACATTATGGCAGCTAGAGCGATATGCTCACCAATTAGCCCAGTCGTTGTAGCGCTCAACTAGCCTGTCCCCCGATAGCTGATACCAAAATATATCAAAACTATCAGGATTATAGCAACACCAATAACCAATGCACCGATCATTGTGTATTCGATCATGTCGTGGATCTGCTGCTGGCGCTCGCGCTCTGCCTCTTGCCGAGCCACACGCGCCTCAGCGCTGAACCTGACCCAGTCATTCCAGAGGCCGGGTCTGCCGCACATGATCATATATTCTTTTAGGCTCTGCTCCATCTGCTTGATTTCCTCAAGCGCCATAAACTCTTCAAAGTCATTGCTCTGGTGAAACGCGCTAGACTTTTTCTTTGTGACCTTCTGCTGTAGATCTTCTTTGGCTGTCACAAAATTAGCGATTGCCGCCCCAGCCTTTGCAATGTCGCCAGAGTTTTGCACAGCCTGCTTAATAATTCCAAAAGCCGCGTTGGCGGCGGCGATCTCAGCCAGCATCAGTACAGCCTCACGTTGTCAGGGTCTATGAGCTTCGGCACACAATATGCAGTCACCCGGTCTTCAGGCATTATAGCATGATTTCCGTACCTTTTCGACACGCGGGATGCGTACCAGTTACAGTCTGTGATGGATCGGAAATACATATCATCGCTAACAAGCTGCCGGTCTGCGCCAACGTAAACCAGCAGCAGGAAGGCGTGTATCATGTTCTTGCTGGCAGTCTCATGCCTGTGTCTAGGCAGTGCGCACGCCAGTCTAGGATGTGACCGGCGGTTTGTGCTTGCTGGTAGGTGTCCATCACCTTTTGCTGCGATGGGCAAGCGAGTACGGCTGTTGCATTAACTTGCGGCTGTCCATTGGGCAGGATAACCACCACAACGAACAGCAGCAGCGGGTTCATTTTAGTGCCTTCTTTATTCGGACAACAAGAAGCACAATACCAATAAGACCAGCAACCAGCGTCACCCACTCATTGAGAGCGTGTAACCAAACTGGGCTAGTGATTGCACCTACTGCTATAGCAATGTCGGTATGTGCTTCGTTGTCCATCTACCTACTCCGTTGGGCGTGCTGCGTAAGCAGCCTTAACTGCGTCAGTGAATACCTGTCCAGCGATAGCCGCAACATCAGCATCCTCGGCTGATAGATCAGCGTCAGGTGCTAGTGTG